GGAATGGCGTAACGAGGAGCGCTTCACAGTGAAGGAGACGGCGTGATGGAAGCGGCGCAAGACAACAAGGTCAAGGACGGCGTTGTCCGTATCGTCCTGGCAGCTCGTGGTGAATACTCTGTCCTTCGGGCGGAGTACATCAAGGACGGGAAGATGGCCACCCTGGCCATCGACCGCTACCGGAACGCGACCAGGAAGAACATCTCCGACCTGAGACGTGAGGGTATTCGCATCGCAAGGGCGAAAAGGGTTAAGTTTGTCGACGAGATTGCGCTCGCGACGATCCAAGCAGAGAGGATGCCCTATGGCAAACCCACCGAAAATGTTGTGCTGGCCAACGACCACCCATGTGTTCGACCCTGAGACGGGCAACACATTGAGGGTCTGGCGTGGCATCGGTGAGAACGGCACCGAGGTCGAGTTCCTGGTCCGTGCCTTCGGCATCTCTCGCGTGAGCAAGGACCGGGATGGCATCAACAAGTGGTTCGAGGAGGTCGGCTCTGTCCAGGGCGACGTCATCGACTGCGGTCCAGTGCCATCCCCGCCAAAGGTGAAGCGAGCGGAAAACGAATCGCTGCACTAGACGAATGAACGGTTCGCGCGTACAAGCCTCGTCGAGCGCGAATTGAAGATATGCACGGCGTACCAGGTCTCCCCACCCCATTACCCCATGACCTGGCGTGCATACAGAGGCGCTCCGACCCCCAAAGCGGAGCGCCTCACCCCATCAAGGACGAGGACAATGCAGACAGGAATCATTGCAGGCGCCGCGGCAGCCAAGAAGGTCAAGGACTTGAGTCCCGACTTCGACCCGCGCGACCAGAAGACGATCAGCGATGAGGTTGATCGCATGACCTTCGCTGCTTTCCAGGCAGCCTCAGAAAACATCAGCCGCTTCGAGATCATCAGCGTCAAGAACGCCATCCCCGGCATCGACCTGACGAACGAGCAGGCTGAGTCCATGATCAAGGCTTACTTCACAGCAGCAATGAGCGAGGCACAATGACAACCAGGAGCTGCGGAATCTGCACCTTCTCAGGCATGACCGTCCGTCCAAACGGGCAGTTCGATGCCAACTCCAGGACATGCAAGAAGGACCCGCCCCAGGTGGTCCTCATCCCTGTGCCCCAGGGACTCCAGGTGAAGTCCCTCTGGCCGGAAGTCGGCACGCAGGACTGGTGTCATGCCTTCGAGCGCCGCCCGAACATCAGCGACCTGGAGACCATCGATGTCGGGGCAGCGAAGAACTGAGATTGCCTATGACTATGAGGGGTGTCCGACCCTGGCAGACTTTGCCAAGTCGGACGCTTTCATGCGGGGGATCGTCGGACCCTTCGGTTCCGGAAAGTCATCAGCTTCCGTGATCGAAGTGGCCCGACGAGGCCGCAACCAGGCGCCGCTGGTGGACGGCAAGCGCAGGACCAGGTTCGCGGTGATCCGCAACACGTTCCCGCAGCTCCAGGACACCACGATGAAGACGTTCTTCGACTGGATGCCACCCAAGCACTTCGGGGATTACGTGGCCGGGGAGCACACGTACTACATCCGACGCTGGGGCAACATTGGCATCGAGATCGAGGTGATGTTCCGCGCCCTGGACACGCCGGAGTCCGTCAGGAAGCTGCTGTCTCTCGACTTGACAGGAGCATGGGTAAACGAAGCCCGCGAAATCCCCTGGCAGATCATCGAGGCTGTCCAGGGCCGTGTCGGTCGATACCCGTCCCAGCGTGATGGTGGCCCGACCTGGCACGGCGTCTGGATGGACACCAACCCTCCGGACGTGGAGTCCGAGTGGTACAAGTTCTTCGAGGAAACAGAACACCCGCCTGGCTTCGCCAAGGTGTTCAGGCAACCATCCGGTCTATCCCCCGAAGCCGAGAACCTGACGAACCTCCCAGGCGGCCGGAAGTATTACTCGAACCTGGCTGTCGGCAAGGCGAAGAACTGGGTCGACGTCTACATCCATGGGCGATACGGGTTCGTCCAGTCCGGCAAGGCCGTCTTCCCTGAGTTCATCGACCAGATTCACACGAAGGAGATCGAGCCCATCCCTGGCCTCCCGGTCTACCGCGGCTGGGACTTCGGGCTCACTCCGGCTTGCTCGTTCAGCCAGGTGCTGCCGGACGGCCGCTGGCTGGTCTTCGACGAGCTGTACTCCGAGAGCTCCGGCATCGAGGCGTTCGCCGACGCCGTGATCCGGTACTCCGCCAACGTGTTCGAGAAGCAGCCCAGGTTCATCGATGTCGGCGACCCAGCTGGTATGCAGCGCAGCCAGACCGACGAGAAGACGTGCTACGGAATCATGCACGCGATGGGCATCGAGATCGAGCCAGGCATCCAGACCATGGCCATGCGCCTGGAGGCGATCCGCAAGCCGCTCACCACGATGGTCGGCGGTATGCCCCAGTTCATCCTGCACCCGCGGTGCAAGGTGCTCCGCAAGGCGCTCCTGGGCCTGTACCGATACCGTCGTATGCGCGTGACGGGCGAGCGCTACACCGACCAGCCGGAGAAGAACCAGGTGTCCCACATCATGGATTCGCTCCAATACCAGGCCACCCGCATCTTCGCCTCGAACCTCCTGATGAGCCGTGAGCAGCAGCTCGCCGCCAGGACAGAGGGTGAGTACAGGCAGCAGATCGGTGGGTACGCAGAGCAGTTCGAGGTCGACAACGAGACCAGGAACGAGATCACAGGTTACTGAGGAGAAGAGCATGACATACGACGAAGCAGTCGCCGCATTTCAGAACAAGTTCAGCCACGTCGTCGAAGACGGCATCCACACCAACGAGTCCTTGGACGAGTGGGGCAACGAGTACATCGCCGTCTACGCGAACAACAAGAACGCCAAGGCTGGTATCACGGCATCGCCGCTCAAGTCCGACACTGCCCAGGAGGCGTTCGACAAGTGGCTGGAGACGGCGCTCGACAGCATCCCTGGAGGCATGGTCACGCTGTACTGGCGCGTGATGCCGACGATCCACTCGCACCCCGGCCGCGAGGGTGTGTTCGCCTTCTCGCGCATGTCGTTCTCGGCGAACCCGCCGAAGCCGAAGCCAGTCGTTAACCCGGAGACGCTGCCCAGTGAGTGATCCGCTCAAGGTTGCTGTCGATGCGATGGAGGCCCTGTTCGACGAGGTGAAGGTCGACACTGGCGCCCAAGGTGTCACCATCGTCTGGTCTGGCGGCCTGGACAACAAGCCTGACGTGCCGCCAATCCTGTGCGAAACGCAGGAGCTGGCCGTCGATCACTGGCAGCGCACCTTCCTGCATTGGGCCGGGAAGAGCGTGGGTAAAGACAGCACCCTGGTGTGGCGCGTGAAGCCGGAGATGCACCGCTGGATGCTCACGATGCAGAACCGGGTTCACCTGGAGCGCCTTGCCGCAGACCGTTTTGCCGTATATTCAGTGCTCGCCATAGTACCCACACAACCCAAGGACGAGGGATAGCGCTATGGTGAACGGCGGATTTGGCGGCCTAGAACGTCCTCCTGGCCCACTGCTCGAAGAGCAGGACGAGATGCAGCCGCCTGAAGCTGTGAGCCAGACCTTCGTTGATGAGCCGAGTGACCCCATGGCGCCGCAAGAGCCCATGGAGATGGAGGGTTACGAAGGGCAGGACGCGATGGACATGTCCGGACAAAGTCCAGAGATGTCCCAGGGTCAAGGCCAGGTGAGCGTGCCAGAGTCCTTCAAGAAGCTGGCTCAGTATGCTCAGACCGACAACATCGCCACACTCCTGGAGCCGACCGTCCTGGCTGACATGGGTCAGCGTTGCAAGCGCGAGTACGAGATCGACAAGATCAGCCGCGCCGACTGGTTGGACAAGGTCCGGCGCTACAAGGAACTGGCTCTCCAGCAGACCAAGCCAAAGTCGTACCCCTTCGACAAAGCGTCGAACATCATCTGGCCACTGCTCTCCACAGCCACGAACGAGTTCGCCGCCGCAGCCTACCCGTCGATCATCAAGGGCCGGGATGTCGTGAAGGGTGTCGTCGTCGGCGACGATGATGGCAAGCCCGTCCTGGACCAGCAGGGCCAGCCCGTGATGGACCCGGCGACGATGAAGCCGAAGATCAACCCGATGACGATGGAGACCGAGATCGACGAGAACGGTCAGCCCATCATGGACCCGGCCTCGGCGAAGCCCCAGTATTACGAACGCCCTGGTGCCAAGCGGTTGCGCGCCGACCTCATAGGCCGACACATGTCCTGGCAAAGACTATCCCAGGACAAGAGCTGGCAGCCGGACACTGATCGTCTCCTCCGCATCCTCCCCATCGTCGGCACCGTGGCCAGGAAGGTCTACTGGGACCCGCGCCGCAAGGTTGGCCGGACTGTCCTGGTCTCGATGGAAGACCTCGTGATCAACTACTGGGCCAGGTCAGCCGACAGCGCCCCGCGCCAGACGGAAGTCTTCACCCTCTACCCGCACGAGATCGAGGAAGAGATCAGGGCGGGCAGATACCTCCGGTTCCAATATTCGAGTTTCAACCCCTCCGATGAAGCAAAAGGCGCCGATCCGAGTGATGTGGATGCTCCGCAAGTCTTCCTTGAACAGCATCGACGCTGGGACCTGGACGGCGATGGTTATGCGGAGCCGTATGTCATCACGATCCACGAAAGCTCCTCGCAAGTCGTCTCCGTCACCCCGTGCTTCGACTGGGACGGAGAGAGCATTGAGCTTTCTGAAACGCCTGAAGGACCTCAGATCGTCGCCATCCACCGCAAGTGCTACTACATCATCTACGGCTTCATCCCGAACCCAGAGTCATCCATCTACAGCCACGGATGGGGGCATCTTCTTGGGCCTATCAACGAGGCGATTAATACGTCCATCAATCAGCTTTTCGACGCTGGACACCTCCAGAACGTGAGCGGTGGCTTCATCGGATCGCAGCTGTCGATGCACAGCGGGCCACTGAAGTTCAAGATGGGTGAGTTCAAGGTGGTCAACACGATGGGCTCGAACATCCGCGATGCCATCTACCAGATGCAGCACACTGGTCCATCCCCCGTCCTCTTCCAGCTCCTGGGCGTGCTGCTCGAAGCTGGCAAGGAGCTCGGTGGCGTCCGCAGCATCCTCCAGGGACAGCAGACACCAGCGTCGACAGACCCGGCCGCCCTCTACGCGATCCTTGAGCAGGGCCAGAAGGTGTTCAAGGACATCTTCAAGCGCGTGTACCACTCGCTGACCGAAGAGTTCCGCGAGCTCTTCAAGATGAACAAGAAGCATCTGCCGGAGCCAGGCGAGCGCTTCCAGACGG